TTAGGACAAGAACCAGATCATCACCTACACGGAGACGACGGCCTCGCTGCTCAACCTCTCCGAGTTCGGCGCGATCTACTGGCCGCAGGTGAAGGTGCTGAACCCGAACAAGACGGTCTTCGGCGACGGCGACTCGATCGTGGTCCCGCCCTCCGGGCACATCGCCGGCGTCTACGCTCGCACCGATGCGAGCCAGCCGGGCGGCGTGTACCTCCAGCCGGCGGGCGTGGAGCGCGGCATCCTCCGAGGCGTCGTCGGGTTCGAGGACGAGGACGTGCTCAAGGAGAGCACGCGCGACCTCATCTTCCCGAAGCGGATCAACCCGCTCACGACGCAGCCGGGGAACCCGCTCTACATCGACGGCGCACGGACGCTGAAGGGCAGCGGCAACTTCCCCTCGGTCGGTGAGCGGCGGGGCGTGATCTTCATCGAGCAGTCGGTGAAGCGCGGCCTGGAGTTCGCCCGGCACAGCAACAACACTCCGGCGCTGCGCGCGCAGGTGAACCGGACGATCACCGCCTTCCTCCTGATCCAGTTCAACCAGGGCGCGTTCCGGGGCACGACCCCGAGCAGCTCGTTCGTGGTCGACACCGGCACGGGCCTCAACCCGCCCACCGAAATCTTCGCCGGCCGACTCTCGGCTCGCGTCGGACTCGCGACGAACAAGCCCGCGGAGTTCATCATCCTGCGCTTCGCTCAGGACACACGTGACCTCGACGAGGAGCTGGCCGCGGCGGGCGTCTGATCCCGCACCCGGATAGGAGCAGAAGATGATCATCGGAACACCGCGCGACTTTCACAAGAAGTTCAAGTTCATCGTGGAGGTGGACAGCCTGGGCTCGTCGGCCTTCCGCGACTGCTCCGAGCTGTCGGCGGAGATCGCAAAGATCATGCACCACGAGGGCGGCATCCTCACCGCCGACCCCGACCCGGGCCGCGTCACCTTCACTGACGTGACCCTGTCGCGTGGCTCCACGGCGGACCAGGACCTGTACGACTGGTTCTTGGAGACGGCGAACGTCGCCGCGCAGGCGGGCCTCGTCAATCCGCAGTTCAAGCGGATGGTGGACATCGTCCAGCTCGACCGCGACAACTCGGAGCTTCGCCGGTGGCGCCTGCACAAGGCGTGGCCTCAGAAGTTCGTCGCGGGCGACTGGGACAACGAGGCGGATGAGAACGTGATCGAGCAGGTCACGCTCGCCTTCCACTACTTCGAGCTGATCTAACGCGGGCCGGCTGGCGCACTGGCGCCCGTCGCCGCATGAGGGGAAGTCATGCAGCGAACTATCACCTGCCCTTCGGGGCTATCCGGCGTCGTGTCGCACCTCCGCACGGAGGACGCCCGGTGCCTGTCCGACGCGAAGGCGATGAGGACGGGCAAGGCGTCGGGGGACATCCTCCAGGCGTGCTGGCGGGAGACGCACGACATCGGTCCCTACACCGCGTCGGGCGGCGGGCTCGACTGGGGTCACGTCCTCGCGTGCGACCGCGTGTACTCCATCCTCATGATCCGCTGCGCGACGCACGGCGACACGGAGGAGCTGGACATGCAGTGCGCCTCGTGCCGCAACAAGTTCGTCTGGGAGCTGCCGCTGCAGGACCTGCCGGTGTACCCGCTGCCGGACGAGTCGCGGGAGAAGATCAGGGCACGAGACAACCGGTTCGAGACGGCGACGTCGGACGGCACCAAGGTCCACTTCAGGCTCCAGACCGGGCACGACCAGGTCAAGGCCGCGAAGATGCTGCGCGAGGTCGGGGACGACCTCATGGCTGCCGCGCTCCACTCGCGCGTCGTGGAGGTCGAGGGCGTGGAGTCCCGCGGCCTCAAGGCGTGGATCGATGACCTGTCGCTGGGCGAGGCCCAGGTGCTCGTCGACGCGTTCGAGGGGGCCGACGGCGGAGTCGAGACGAGCTTCGATGTCTACTGCCCGAAGTGCGGGTACGAGTGGGAGGTGGATCTCCCTTTGGACCTTCAGCGGATGTTCGCGCCTCGGCGACGAGTCCGCCGGCAGAGGCAGGGCAGGCGCGTAGTCAGCGCCGACCGATAGGGACCGTCTACGGCATCTTCCCCGAGATCGAGCCCGAGATGCTTCAGGACCTCATCCGCGTCCTGTGCTACACGCCGCACGGCGGATCGGGCTACACGTTCACCCGCCGCGACGTCATGGAGATGGGCTGGGGCGAGGCCCTCGCGCACGCCGAGTGGCTCGACGGACAGCGGCGTCGGGAGGCGGACGCCATGAGGCGGGGCTCGCGCAAGTGAGGTAGGATTCGGCCGTGGCTCTGAACAACCTCGGACTGGGCTTCGTGTTCACGGCGAGCGACCGGGCCTCGGGCGCGATCGGTCGGGTGGGCAACCAGTTCGATCGGACGGCGGGGCGCGCCCGCCTGGGGTCCGGCATCATGCGCGCGGGCCTGATCGGCATCGGCGCCGCGGCGGCCGCGACGGCGGCCGGCATAGGGACGCTCATGGGCGCCTTCCGCCTCGCGCAGATTGCGGGGGAGTTCGGGCAGACGATGGCGCGGGTCGGCGCCCTCACCCGCGCCACCGGTGACGACATGCAGGCCCTGCGGAACTCCGCGATCCAGGCGGGCATCGCGACGCAGTTCTCACCGGCGCAGGCGGCCGAGGGGCTGGCGGAGCTTGGGGTGCGCGGCCTGAGCGCGCGGGAGTCGATCGCGGCCCTGACCAGCTCGCTCGACCTCGCGGCCGGTGGACAGATCAGCGTGGCTCAGTCGTCGTCCACACTCGCCGCCGCGCTGCGCGTCTTCTCCATCGACGCGAACGACGCGGGGCTGGCGACCGACCAGCTACTGCGCATCTCGAACGTGACGGCGCTGCAGGCGGGCGACCTGGAGATCGCGCTTGGTAACGTGTCGCGCGGCGCGGGGGTGGCGCAGCAGTCCATCGAGGAGATGCTGCCCGCGATCGGCCTCGTGCGGAACACCGGAGTGGAGGCGTCGTCGGCCGCCACCGGCGTCTCCACCGCCCTGATCCGCATGGCGCAGCAGCGGGGTGCGTTCCAGCGCCTCGGCGTGTCGGTCACCGACGCGGCCGGCAACTTCCGCCCGTTCCTCGACGTCGTGCGGGAGACGGACGTGGCCCTGCGCGATCGGTTCGTGAACGCGGCGGAGAGGGCGGAGGCAGCGACGGAGCTGTTCGGCGTCCGCGGCCTCGGCGCGTTCCAGGCCATCGCTAACCAGTTGAACGGACAGATCCGCGACGCGGAGGGCAACTCGCTCAGTGCCGCGGACGCGGTCGACTTCCTCCGCGACTCGATGGTGAACGCCGGCGGCGCGGCGGCGGAGTTCCGCGAGCGGATGCTCGACACCTTCGAGGGCCAGCAGACGCTCCTCAACGGCACGATCGAGACGCTGCAGACGGTCACGGGCGAGTCGTTCGGGAAGGTGTTCCGTCCGTTCGTGGAAGCGATCACGAACACGCTCAACATGGTGATCCAGGTCTTCACCTCGCTGCCCGAGCCCATCCGCACCTCCATCGCTGGGATCGTCGTCGCCCTCGGCGCGCTCCTCACCGTCTTCGGCAGTGCGACGGGGATCGCGATCGGCATCGCGCTGATCATCCCGTTCCTGAAGGTGATCGCGATCGTGCTCGGCATCGTCGCGATCGCGCTCCTCCCCGTGATCGCCGGCATCGCGATCGCCGCCGCCGCGGTGCTCGCCTTCAAGATCGCAGTGGAGCGGAACGTCGGCGGCATCGGCGACTTCTTCCAGCGTGGGTTCGCTCAGATCCGCCTCGTGTTCAGCGGGCTCCAGCAGCTCTTCTCCGATGGCGGATTCTCGGGCGAGGTGCGGGACGAGATGAACCGCGCGGAGAACCAGGGGATCCGCGCGTTCGTGATCAACATCTTCGCCATCGGGCACCGCATCAAGGCATTCTTCGAGGGCCTCGTCGCTGGCATCGGCGACGGCATCGAGGCGGCGGCGCCGGCGTTCGAGGTGTTCCAGGACGCGCTCCGTGAGCTGGGCGAGGCGTTCGGGTTCGTGTCGGACGGTGCCGACGAGCTGGCGGGTGGCGACTCGTCCGGCTTCTTCATCGACGGCCACGTGCTCGGGCAGCGCCTCGCGGACGTCCTCGTCTTCGTCGTGAACGTGATCACCGGCGCGGTCCGCTTCTTCTCCGCCCTCACCCGCACCGTGCGCGCCGGCATGACGTTCCTGCAGCCGCTGTTCACCGGAGTGGGCGAGGCGGTCGGCCGGCTGAGCGTCGCGTTCGGCGCGCTCACCGGCGAGGCGGGCTCGCTCGCGGAGGGCGGCACGGAGGCGGGCGGCACGATGACGACGCTCGGCGAGTTCATCGGCGGGTTCCTCATCGGCGCGATCGCGATTGCCGTCTCCGCCTTCGGGCTGATCGTCGACATCCTCGCCGTGGTGATCGGCACCATCGCCTTCTTCGTGAACGTCGGCCGGTCGGCCTTCGCAGCCATCGGCGACTTCATCGATGACACGATCACGAAGTGGAACAACTTCGGGGACAACGTCACGATCATCGTGAACAGCGTCCTCGCCGATGCGCTCCGCCTCGTTCGCAGCATGCCCGGCCCCATCGCCTCCGCGCTCGGCATCGACCAGGGCGCGGTGGCGGGACAGGAGCAGGCGCTGCTCGCCGAGGCGCAGTTCGCACGCGCCCGCGTCGGCGTGCGGAACGCGCGGCAGGGCGTGCGCGCGGCGGAGCGACTGCCGGCCGGCGCGGAGCGTCAGGCGGCGCAGGCGTCCGCGGAGAGGACGAGCCAGGCCGCCACGGAGAACCTCATGCGCCTCATGGGCCGCCAGCCGGTGCAGGTGCAGTCGACGCTCGTCGTGGACGGCGAGGTGCTGGCGCGCGCGTCGGAGCGTGGGCAGCGATCGAACGACGCCAACTCGTTCCGCACCGCACCACTGGGATCGGAGGACTGAGCCGTGACCTTCAGCGACGCGATGCGGCGACCGCCCCGGATGTCGATCACGAACATCTCCTCCGGCGTCACCCTGGAGATGCAGTTCAACCCGGAGCAGTTCCAGGAGAACGTCACCGCCAACTACAACGAGCAGACGGTGCCGGGGCTGTCACACCAGGTGCTCCAGTTCTCGCACACGTCGAACGAGGGCTTCTCGTTCGACCTCCACTACATCGCCTACTCGGTCGACGAGATGGACGAGATCCACCGGGCGCGGCGGTTCCTCAAGAGCCTGTGCTTCCCCTCCGCCGGCGCGGACACGGTGCAGGGTGGTGCGCCGCCGCGCGTGCTCCTCGTGTGGCCTCGGATGCTGTCGCTCTCGTGCGTCATGCGGTCGGTGTCGCTCACGCACGTCCTCTTCAACCGTCAGGCGCGGTCGAGGCAGTTCGGCGCGCAGGTCCAGCTCCAGGAGATCCGCGACTTCCGCATCACCTCCGAGGAGGTGTACAGCGACAACCAGCTTCGCTATGGCATGGTCCCCGGCCTCGACGTCGAGCTTGAGGAGATCGAGTAGTGCCGCCGCGCAGGTTCAGCCGTCACACGTTCACCGAGGGCACGCGCCTGCTCGTCCTCGGCGACGACCGCACGTTCCTCACCGGTCGCGAGCCGTTCCGGTTCGCGGAGCTGTCCGACAACCGGACGCACCTGCTGCGCGCCGGTGACACGCTGCAGTCGCTGGCGGGGCGGTACCTCCGCGGCTTCATCCGGCCCTCGGGGCTCTGGTGGATCATCGCCGACTTCCAGCCGCAGCCGATCCATGACCCGACGGTCCTGCCGCCGGTCGGCTCGCTCATCTTCATCCCGTCGCGGCGCACGGTGGAGGAGCGCATCCTCAACGAGTCGCGGCGGCGGGAGAGCACCCCGTGAGCGTCGAGGCGTTCGACAGGTCCGCGCCGCAGTTCTGGGTCAGCGTCGAGTCGGAGTCGGGGACGGCGGAGCGCGTCCTCGTGGTCGACGGTCGCGGCGCCGGCGACCCCTCGCCCGGCGGTGCCGCGCGCCTCCTGTCGTTCGAGTACACCGACAGTGAGAGGCAGGCGGACAAGCTCAAGCTCACCGTCGACAACTTCAACCTGGAGCACTTCGACGATCCCATCTGGAAGAAGGGGACGGCGATCACCGCGCGCTGGGGCTACCCCGGTCGGATGGCGCCGGAGCGGCGGCTGATCATCACGAAGGTGACTGGGGCGCTCGCGCTCGACATCGAGGCGCGCGCGGAGTCGGTGCTGCTGAACCGAGTCACGCGGTGCCGCGTGTTCGACGGCATGCGCCGCTCCGACGTCGTGCGGCGGATCGCACGCGAGGCGGGGTATGGCGACGACGCGCAAGACGTGGAGGACACGCAGGTCGTACTCGCGCACATCACGCAGGCGCGGCAGACGGACGCGCAGTTCCTGATGCGCATGGCGCGCGAGGAGGGGTTCGAGTTCTACGTCGACTTCGACGGCTTCCACTTCCACTCGCGGCGGACGGGGCAGCGGCCGGTGCGCCGGTTCCGCTGGTACACCGATCCGGTCATGGGCGAGATGATCTCCTTCAACGTGGAGAACGACATCACCGCCCGGCCGGGGCGCGTGCGCGTCGTGGCGCGCGATGCGGAGGAGGGTGAGGACGTTGACGCCACGGCGGACACGTCCGCCTCCGACTCGGTCGGCCGGGCGCGTGAGGCGCTCGCTGAGATCATAGAGATCATCGACCCGGAGACGCGGGCGTCGCGCGTTGAGGAGCGCGTGGCGCAGGAGGAGACGCAGCCGACCGCGTCACCCGACGCGGCGGAGGCGGCGCGGGTCGCGGCGGGGCGGCAGCGGAGGCACCAGCAGGTCGCCGTCAAGCTGGCCTTCGACGCCATCGGCGACCCGCTCATGCTCGCGAAGACGGTGATCCAGATGGAGGGGCTCGGGCGCCGCCTGTCGGTCCGCTACTACGTGAAGGAGGTAGTGCACAAGGTGGGCGGCGGCTACACCATGAGCATCAAGTGTGTCTCCGACGGACACGGCGGCCACTCGACCACGTCGCGCGCCGCGCCGGGCGTCGAGCTGCTCGACCCGGGGCCGGCGCAGCGTGCGCGCCTGAACACCGGCGAGGCGCCGGAGGGGGCGACGGGCGAGCATGCGGACGGTGACGGACCTCCGCCGCTCACGCAGCGTGACGTGGTAGACCCGGAGTCGCGGAGGACGCGCACCGCGTAC